GACGAGCGCCAAGGGCTAAGGCCAAGCTCAATGGCGAGTGCAACGTGGGAACCGTTGGGACGTGCAAGGCAAACGCGCCAAGGGTTTCTCGCCCGCTTGCAGGCAGGTAGCTGCCTACAGATAAATGGTGAGCCGATGCATACGCATTGAGGACCGCGTTAAGCGCGTCATGGCGCCTCGCAAGAGTAGCGCATGATCCGTGCCGCGCCGACGTATGGGCTCCGACAGAAGCCCTCCTACCTGCGGCGATACGTGCGATCTTGTTCAAAAACAAGATCTTGTCATCAGCCCGCTATGCGGGCGGATTGTCAAGACTTGGCGGCATGACGGAATTCGGTAGACGTGCAGCGCCGAGAACGCTGTGAGGGAGACCTCGTTCGGGTTCGAGTCCCGATGCCGTCACCGATGGCCCACTACCCCAACTGGAAGAGGAGCGACCTCAAAAGTCGTAAAGTCGGGGTTCGATCCCCCGGTGGGCTACAGAATTGGGGGCATGACGGGAATTAGGGATACCTACCTGACCTAAAATCAGGTGCTTCTAGGTTCGATTCCTAGTGCCCCTACAGACACACGAATTGGCAAAGGTGGGCTGTCCGAGCGGTTAGGTGGGGTGCTGCAAACACGCCTACGCCGGTTCGAATCCGGCGCCCACCTCATTTGGGTGTAGCACAATGGTCAGTGCCGCGGGCTTATATCTTGCAGGTTGTGGGTTCAAATCCCACCGCCCAAACTTGTTTTGGGCGCGTTTGTGGGAGACCGCAAGGATCACCCACAGACCCCCGAACCGTTCCTCTGATAAATAGCAAACAGCATGATTCGCCGCGAACTAACAGACGGAGAGATGGACACCGCGAGGCGAATCACTCGTGAGCGCCAAGAGAATAAGCGGGAGCATAACGTAACGAGCCAGAAGGTTGACGACAGCCAGGGCGAGGACGAGGTCGCGCTGGTTGGGACGATGGGAGAGGTGGCTTGTGCGCACGAGTTTGACATGCAGATTAACGGGACGATCTCCGCCAGCGGCGACGGCGGGTGGGACGTGCGCCAAGGGGACCTAACCGCCGAGGTAAAGACGCGGCGAGGAGAGGAGAAAGACTTTGCGATGTACGACGACTCGACGGACATCGACGCCGAACTAGCTATTCTGTGCTGGTTCGTTGAAGATGGTCAGAAGGGTTTATTCGACGGGGTGAGCGCCAACCCAGACGTTTACATCGTCGGATGGCTCACCCGCGCCGAGTGGCTCATGCTGGCGGAGACGCTCCAGTTTGGAAATTGGGAACGCCGGGGCGTTCGGTACCAAAACATGCGTGATCCGCTCACTCTTCAGAGGCTACTTAACTATCATGACTGAACAACGGAAGTGGTACGCCCTCGATACGGGAGGTGGCGAGCCATACCTAGCCATTGGTCCTTTTCAATCATATGCGGTTGCTGAAGAGGAAGCGCTTGAGTGGTTCGGTACGCACGCGCTCGTGAAGGTTCGACGGAGCGTTGCAAAAGAGAACTATCGGTTTTAGAAACTCGCCTCGTAACTCAGCCCGGAAAGAGTACAGAGTTGCGAACTCTGGAGCCGGGGGTTCGAATCCCTCCGAGGCGACAAAGCCCCCATTGCCAAACCGGATGAAGGCGGGAGTCTTCTACACTCCTAATTTATGGGTTCGAATCCTGTTGGGGGTGCTGATGCCGGGGTAACGCAGTCTGGTTGACGTAGCCCTTTCGTAAGGGGAATTACGCGGGTTCGAATCCTGTCTCCGGCTCCAATGTTTGGGCGGGTTAACTCAGGTTGGTCAGAGGAGCTATCTTGTAAGTAGCGCGGCGTCGGTTCGAATCCGACACCCGCCTCAGTGGGGCGTAGCTGAGTCTGGATATGGTAGCTGTGGCCTTTTAAGCCATGCACACGGGGGTTCAAATCCCTCCGCCCCAACAACTTAGCGGAAGTGGTCTAATTGGTTCACGACACGACGTTGCCAACGTCGAGACTGCGAGTTCAAATCTCGCCTTCCGCACTAGATAGTGGGAGCGGTGTTGCTAGAGCACATGCAGCCCTTCCAAGGCTGAGCTTTGGGTGCAAGTCCCAACTCCCGCACCAGGGGCGATGAGGTAACGGAATCCGATTTCCCTTGCAAGGAAATTATCCCGATTCGAATTCGGGTCGCTCCACCAACATCGAAGGTCATGTAGTCTTCACGAAACAGACTGATCCGATGGCGATTTACAAAGACGACGTTATCGGGTTCTTTCATGAGAAGGTTGGTGACGGTTTCAACGTACGGCATGCCCTAGCACTCACGATTGACCACTTCGGCGAGCGGCTCATTACGTGGGCGAATGTGGTCATAGAACGAGAGATAGGGCGCGAGAAAAATTTTCCCGGATAGGTTAAAGGCTCAGTAACTCAGTCGGTAGAGTGGCTTCTTGAAGCGGAGCAGGTCGGCGGTTCGATCCCGTCCTGGGCCACAATAACCCTCAGTAGCTCAGCTTGGACAGAGTGGTCGGCTCTTAACCGAATGCGCGGAGGTTCGAATCCTTCCTGGGGGACTAGCTTTGTGCGCAAAGCAAAGCGGAGACCGCGCATCTTCGCTATAGCAAAACAAATGATAGGCAGGCGACCCTCCCCTAACGGGGCACCAGGTTTGATGCTCTCCAGTCGACGGACTGGCGAGATCAAGACCTCTTGACCGCAGCGCTTTTGGCGCGGCGGATCAAAGGTTCGACTCCTGGGTAAATTGCCCGCGTAGTGTAGCCTGGTCTAGCACATTGCCCTGTCGAGGCGACAACCTCGGTTCGAATCCGAGCGTGGGTGCGATAATTCGCTCATGTAATGAGGCAGGGAATACAAAGTAGCTCGCGTGCCAACGCTTTCAACGTTGGCTATACTGGTTGCGAGAGCCAGCCCTGCTGCAAATTGGTAAGGAAACGGCACGGAGTGCGAAGCGGATCGAGCGCCCGCGCTCTCACCGCGGACGATTACTCGGTTCGAGACCGAGCCGTGCTACAGACTCCCCATAACTCAACTGGACAGAGACTTGTGCTTCGACCGCAAGAGTTGTAGGTTCGAGTCCTTCTGGGGAGCCAGGAAAGAACAATGCTTTGCTAATCTATGATTAGCGAAGGATCTGTCAGCGTCAGCATTGACAGATGCTCCCTCATCTAATTGGCAGGATAGTAGACTTTGAATCTACGAGTCGCGGTTCGAGCCCGCGGGGAGCAACAATACATTTTACAAACAGAGCTTGCGGCTTATGGCTAAGACCATTGGTAATGTAATACGGCGAGACCTTGAAAACATCTATTTGGGAACAGAAAACCTAGGTAGGGTAGGCAAGTACGGTTTTGAATACGGGTACGTCGAGGGGAAACTCCACCGAAGACTTTCTTTTTGGTTTGTGATGCTTCAAAGCAGCATCGAAGAGTTTCGCCTTATTGATGAGGTTGGTGCTGCGAGTTCGGCGTTGCGCTTCGAGTGGCAACGCGCACAGAAAGATTTTGTGGTTCCCGAACTCCGCATCCAAAAGCTTCGAGCCTGTTTTCATCAAACAGCAAATGATGAGGTTAGCACAATCGAGGTGGAGTATTCTGATCGTGTAAAAAGCGTAGCGCAAAACGACACGGAGATTATCTTTCGAGTGCCTATGGGTGATGAGGTAGAATAGGACAGAGGGTAAGTCCTTATGGACTTGACCGCTCTGATTCGAGCCACTGTGTAGCACGAACTCAGGAGGGAGAACCGGTACGGTTTACCGGCTCCGCCTCGAAAGCGGTTGGTACCGAGAGGTATGGCGTTCGAATCGTCCTCCCTCTGCTAATTAGCAACGATTAGTGGGCTTTCGCGCACCGTAAGGATGCGCGTGAGTCTGCTAATCAATGGCCCCTTAGTTCAGTCTGGACAGAATGCTTGGCTTACATCCGAGAGGTTCGGTGGTTCGAATCCATCAGGGGCTACCACGGAGCCCGCACTCAAAATAGGGGTCTGCTCACGTAATATGGGCTGACAAATCGGGATAGTAAAGGGTATTGGATGAGCAATGCTGCCGACAGATGCTCCCTGGTGGAATGGCAACACGTCGCTTTCTGAGGGCGCAAGATCAAGGTTCGAATCCTTGGGGAGCAGCATGAATCGGGTCAAGTACAACTTTTCGGTGCCGCCCGAACGGGTCGAGGCTGAGTGGACGGTGTGGCCCTGGGTGGAGAAGAACAAACACACCTGGGCGTTTGTTTATTACTTGAAGCGTCGGGGGGACAAAGTCCTTGTTGGACTCACAGAAAACCGCATGCGAGTTGCGGTGAAGAGACTAAAAAGATTTAAGGTGGGGTAATTCAATTGGTTAGAATATTCGTCTGATATGCGAATCGTTGGAGGTTCGAGTCCTCCCCTCACCACCATAAGTGGTTAGGGGGGTTTTGTGCACCGTAAGGTTTGTCAATTTGTCCGTGTAACGGACTAATGACAAGACCCTTGTTCTCAGCGCACTGCGTGCGCTGACGTTCAAGGGATGCGCAAGACCTCTGTCTCCACCACTCTTCTTATAACAGACCGACGTTTGACATGCCGAACCTTGATTTCCAACAAATCACGGAGGCGCTTCTTCATAAGCTCTATGAGCTTGCAAACACCAAGCTTCAAGGGTCCTACGACGTGACCATTGTGATGCATCGTAGTGACCTGGAGGAAGACGCCGGGGGCGTCGTAGCGGGAACGGGCTCGCACGAGGACGCGGTGGAGATCCTCGAAGAGAATATCGGGGACGACGAAGACGAGATTGTTGTGCAGTCTCGATAGGAAAAACGGAGAAGGGTTAGCTATTGGTAGGCTTGACTGTGCTGCTAACACAGTGGACCCCATAGGGTCCTAGCGGTTCGAGTCCGCTCTTCTCCGCAGCGCGCCGCCCGATCCTGTTACTAATCGACAGTGATGGCGGCGCCCAACGGAGAGGCAAGCAGAAAGCTGGCGACTGCACTCGCCCGGAAAGCGAGCACGCCCTGATAGGGCTTTGGGAGATCGTCCCTCTCCCTCTCCGCACGAAGATGACTAAACGGGCTTGGTTGATCATACAAACAATCAGGTGTGTTTAGTCAACACGAAACTGGGAGGATGACGCGGATTCTGGCGCTCCGCCTTGGACTTGAAATCCAATGGCACCTGCGATACGGTGAGGGGTTCAAATCCTCCGTCCTCCGCTACACGGTGGGGTAAGCTAAACTGGATAAGCGGCACGCTGTGACCGTGTTAATACCGAGTTCGAGTCTCGGACCTCGCCCCCTATTTAGTGTGGACAAGGATCATAAGGTTTCATTTCGTCTTCACAATGAGAGCAGAACCCAATGTTGACCCGCACGTGTAATTAGCCGGATAAAGATGAAAGAGACCTTGGGCGCGAATTGGATTCGACTAGTGATAGCGAATCCAGTGTCTCCTATCGAACGGCGCGTGGCCCGTTCTAAATCTCCCACGTAATCATAGCTGCTGACTTTGAACAGCAGATCGCGACGATGGAGAACCGAGACTTTCCGGGGTACAACCCGGAAGAAAAGCGTACGCGGAAGCTGGCGTATGCGTGAGGGTCTCCGCGCCCCGCTCTACGGACGCCGATACGTAGGTAGCGGGACGAATCGGCTCGTTCAACATCCAAGGGTGTCCAGTAATGTTGGACTAAGATTCTGAATGGACATTGCAGGCGAGCCGAGTTGCCAGTGATAACTGCTCGCTCAAGCGAAACTAAACTGGATATGATGTCTCAGTGACGGCGTAGACGTTACTGAGACCATTTCAACCAAAGGTTGGTTGAGATGAGGTGAACAAAGACACGTGGATACCGATCACTAGAACTCCGGTTCGAAACCGGACGCGTCCACAACTTGGTTTGCCGCCCGCAGTTGCGGTGATAATCGTGTGCGATTAGCGCCGTTTCGATAGCTTCCTTGAAGCGGTCGTGACGGTTTTTGCCCGCCTCGTAGTAGGCGCCGGTAGTTCTGCTGCCGAGCCGAGTCGGGGTGGGCTTTGTTATTTTAAAATCACCTCAGTATAATGAAACGGTCTCTATGTGAGTACTGCACGGTTTGCTTTGGTTGGCTCCTAGCCGGTATCGGGATCGGGCTTGTCTTCTCGTTTTTCCTACTCGGATAGATCAAATCCTATGAGTGCGGTCGACGGCGTTATCTCGGAGATTCTTTCCGACCCGTATCCGGTTCACATGCCGATGGGTTCGGAGGACAAGGAGGTCCTTTTTTGGTGCCTGGATATGAAATTTAGATCTGGAGGGGCGAGCTACGGAACGACGCTTCTTGTAGAAAGTAGAGAAGAAGTCGAAGAGCTTGAGGTGGGACAAAAGATGGCGCCGTTCTATGACGAAGCGTGAGCTTCTGTACGGATTTGACGACGAGGAGCGTCTCGTTGGCCTCCACGCCGAAGGAGACGACAAGATGCGGCTCTATACCCGAGGCGAGGGCGGCGGGGTCACGAGCCGAACGGAGGATTTCTACCCGTTTGGGCATTTTACAGAGCCTGCGCTGGACAAGCTCTCAGAAGGCTATAGTCCGCGCTCAGTAGACGTTCTCTCTGGGCCAGGGGGGAAGGACCGATTTGTTACGTTCTCCACTCAGAAGCAATTCTGGAGCGCCAGAGGGTGGCTAAGCCAAGAGGTTGGCCCCGGCGAGTATGACCTGGATGCAAGCCTCACGTCTCAGTACCTCCAAAAGACCGGGAAGACGCTCTTCGGGGGCATGTCGATGGAGGACATTCTTCGGATGCAGATCGACCTGGAGGTGCAGGCGCCGGGGGGCAAGTTTCCCAACGCGGAGCGCGCGGAGGACGAGATCATCATGATTTCGGTCGCCACCAACGGGGGGCTTCGGCTCCTACTACACCAGACCCCTCCGGGCGGCTCGATAACCTCGCGTGATGAGTATGACGCGTCAACCTTTCGGGAGGTCCCGTCCGAGAAAACCCTGATCAAAGAGCTAGTCAAGACGGTCCACCGATATGATCCCGACGTTTTGGAGTTTCACAACGGCTTTGACTTTGACCTGTCGTACCTAGATGCTAGGGCAAAGCGGTATGGCGTGAACCTGGCTCTTGGGCGAGACAACAAAGAGCCCCGCACGTTCCCGTCGAAGAAGCAGTTTGCGGAGCGGGAGCAGGAGTACACGAACTTCATCTGTGCGGGGCGGAGTGTGATTGACTCCTTCTTCCTTGCGGCGGACTTCGACGTGTTTGCGCGGGACCTCCCCGGCTATGGGCTCAAGGAGCTTGCGTCGTACTTTGGGTTTGCCGATGAAGACCGGACGTACGTGGAGGGCTCGAATATTACGGAGGTTTGGCGGGAGGAGCCGATGCGGCTTATGAAGTACGCCCTCGATGATGCGATTGAAACGCGGAAGCTCGTGGAGAAGCTCGGGACCTCAACCTTCGAGCTTACAAAGATCCTCCCTGCGGGTTACCAGGAAGTGATGAGTCTGGGTACGGCGAGTTCTATCGAGATCCTGATGAAGCGCACCTACATCCGGCAAGGTGAGGCGGTTCCAAAGCCGGAAGATCCAGACCCTCCGAAGGGCGGGTACACGGAGGTATTTCGGCGGGGTGTCTATCGAGACCTAGCGTATGCGGACGTGTCGAGCCTGTACCCGACGAACATGATCATCTACGGGATCGATCCGGACTCGGACTCCCTTGGCATCTTCCGCCCTCTCCTCAAGCTCCTCACGGACCTGCGTCTCAAGGCGAAGGAGAGGATGCGGTCTATGGAAGAAGGCCCCGAAAAAGATACTATTGATGCAAAACAACAAGCATTTAAAGTACTAATTAATTGCTTCACTCCGGGGCACGAAATTATGACGGCGGAAGGGGTTAAGCCCGTGTCGGAAGTTGAAGAGGGCGAACTTGTTCAGTCTCTTAACCCGGAAACTGGAGACCTAGAGTGGAAGCCGGTCACCCGGACGTATACACAAGAGAACTACACCGGCGAAGTTATTCGAATGAAAAACAGATACGTGGATTTGGAGGTCACTCCGAATCACAAGATGTATACGAAGCATGTGAGACCAAGTGCTAAGGCCAAGGATAGGTATGAGTGGCGAGATGCCGAAGACCTTCTAAAGGACACCCAGGCGCATCAAATGCCAGAATTTGGTTCTCTGGATGAAGGAAAGGAAGTATCCGAGTTTGATCTATCTAAAACCGCGGAGAGTTTTAACATCGATTATAAGGAAAAGAAGGGAGAAATTAAAGACCCCCGAAGACAATCGCAGTGGATTCCGAAGCTCTATGACATTGAAAACGTGCTCCGATTCATAGGGTGGTACGTGTCGGAGGGAAGTGTTTATGTCACCGAACGAAAAGAATATGAAAACACAACCCGAGGTGTTGCACACCAGATTAGTATAGCCAACAAAACCGATCAGGAGCGAGACAGTATCCGCGCCCTTCTTAAAAATATGGGCCTTCCTTTTTATGAGAGCCAAAACGGATTTACTATATCAAACAAGATATGGGGCGAAATTTTGATCGATATGCTTGGGCGGCGCTCCGGCAATAAAAAGCTTCCGGATTGGCTTTTTCTTCTCCCAGCTTCTCGCCTACAAACGTTCTTTGATTCGGCATATCAAGGAGACGGAGATAAAAGAGGTCCCGAAGAGGGGAGATGGAGATATACAACAAAGTCTGAGCGGTTGGCTGCCGATATGAAGCAACTTTGCTTGCAGTTAGGTTGGCGGTCTAGAATAGCTAGAGACTCGGGCGTTTATAGGGTCGTAATATTCCGAGATGGCAAATACGGAACGGAGCCGTATATAAGACACGGACAGCGCGAGAGGAAAAGTTACTCAGGTCCTATTCATTGTCTTGAGGTTGCGGATAATCACACAGTATATGCCGGAAAGAACGGAAAGTTGAATTGGGTTGGGCAAAGTTTCTATGGAGCAACCTCGTTTGCGTTCTTTTCCTGGAACGACTACGAAGACTCAGCAAAGATAACCCGGAAGGGGCGGAAGATACTGAAGCGTCTGATACACGAACTAAACGGTGTGGACGGGACGATTGTGCTCTGTGACACCGACGGGGTGATGTTCGAGCTTCCGGAGGAAAGAATGAGCGACGAAGAGGTGGACGCGTTCATCGGAGAAGAGATTTCTTCGCGTTTGCCCGAGGGCATTGAGATCGACAACGACGGTCGGTTCGAGCGGGTTGTGTCGTACAAGCGGAAGAACTACGCCAAGATCCCAAAGGGAGGTGGTCTGGACGACATTTCTCTTGCAGGAAACAGCCTAATTGGGCGCGGCGTCGAGGAGTTTCTGCGCCAATACATACAACACCAGATGAAGGCCCTCGCTGCGGAGGACGTGCCCCGCATGGCGGAGGTGCACGAAGCGCTCAAGTCCTCGATCATGAACAGAGACCTCGCCCCGGACCAAATCAAAAAGCGTGGGCGGCTCAAGATGACGATGGATGAGTACGCAGACAGCCCCTCCAACCTAGCGCGGTATGAGGTGGCGCGGAAGTGGCAAGAGCGAACGGGGAAGGACGCGAAGGCGGGAGACACGTTCTGGTACTACGTCGCCGGTTCGGAGAAGAGCCCGACGGTGTTCAAGTCCGCAAAGCTGATCGAAGACTACGAGCAGGACGAGAACCGGCACTACCTCATGCAGCGCCTGGATGACACTGCCGACATTTTCCGGTCTATGGTCACCGAACCCGGCAAGGTGTTCTCGATGGAGGCGAGCCCGCCCGGTCAAGAAAGTCTGTTCAGGAACAAGCTAGATGTTTCGGGGGTAGAAGTCGTGTCGGAGAAGGTGCGAGAACTTCCGCCTAACCCACCTGATAAAGATTTAAAGCCGGAAGTCACAAAGCAGTAGCTTTCAGTCTAAAAGCTAATCCGCAAAGATGAATGCCCTTGAAGAGCAAGCCCGCAAGTCATTCTTGAACCACCGAGACAGCGTGAAGGAATTTAAGGAGGAGTTTCGCAATATCAAGAGCCCGACGGACATAAATGAGGCTCTCGCAAAGCAGGCGATCATGCGGGACGCAAAGCTCTCCTTCCTCACGCTTACGACGTGGGTGCGACAAAGCGAACGCGCCGACCTCAATGAAATCCGTATAGATGACAGCGAGTAGTATGCAAACGATTGACGTTCAGCTTATCGGTGGAGAGCACGACGGCAAGCTCACTGAGGTAACGGCTCAAGAGCTTCGAATGGATGAGCCGATTTTCATGCCGTACGTGCCCTCCGAATCAAACCGAGGCCTTGCCTACGTAGAGTACGTGCGGATGATCTTCGGCACGCAGGCGGGCTCGCTTGTCTCGTGGATCAATCCACATCTTTCCACATCCGCGGGCAAGAAGATCGTGCGCTCGATTATAGAAGGTGACCGGAACGCCGAAGGGATATGGCTTATGAAGGGCTCTGATCCCTACGGTCAACTCCGGGTGGTGCCGCTGGAGCAGGTACAGGGCGATACCTGACATATAGCTTGCCCGCGCTTTTTGGCGGGTAAACAGAACCAAAACCCTACCAAAGGCGCGGGCAAGCGAAAAGACTCAAGAAGTGGGTTGTCTTATTACCACCCCACACGCTCAGGGGGCGCCGTTTCTACCTTCTGGGGAATCTCGCCCCGGCTAATGGAGGGCTGAAGAAAGGAATCTGTCTCGGAGTCGTCCGCCGAATGCCCCCCCATTGGCTCTTTCCCAATCAGTCGAATTGCTTCATCGAGACGCTGGTCCTTGTGCTTGCTGCCCTGCGAGGAGCCGAAGAAGAATTGGGCGATCTGTGTAACGACGGTGGTCAGCGCCCCGAGAAGAATGTAGAGGGGTTGCTTCGCGGCGGTTACCTCGAAGAAGGCCAGCACGAAGAGGATTCCGAAGAAGCCGAGGAAAGAAAAGAGGGCAATCATCGGCATCACCCACCACGCCCTACTCAGAGCCTTCTCCTGGATGCTTCTAGCCTGCTGGCGGTCCTCAGCGGCGATTTTAGCGATCTTCTCGGTGTGGGCAAGGGTCTGCCCCTTTATCTTCTTTTTGATGCGCTGTAGCTCGTTTCTCGTCTTCTGGCGCTCTTCCTTGTTGGAGAAGAGGTCGTCCAGACCGCCGAGAAGCGAATCAAAGGCTTCGTCTATAAATCCCAAGTCACCGACCCCGAATGGCATTTTGTGGTCCTATTCTATTTAGTTTTTTACTCTAACGGGTCGTCCTCCACAAAGTCATCGTGAGCCCGGTCTAGCTCCTCAATGTCTTTCTCGTCTAGGTCGTTGAAGGTATCGCTCTTTCGGCGGAGAAAGCGGAGAAACATCTTCATGCCGCGCGTCTCCTCTCGCATGAGCCTATTGTGCCGCTTTTTGAGGTACTCCTCCATCTTGATCCCCGCGGTGATTACGAGGATTGAAATACTGATCATCGCGATGACGATTCGAAGCGCCACGGGGAGGCTTGACATAGAGAAGCCGATCCCCAAAAGGCCAATCAGGTAGGAGACCGTCGAACCAGGATATAGGTACTGCTTGATCATTCGCGTAGGTCATTAAGGTGTAACTATAAGAATGTCATCTTGGTTTGTGGTCCGCACGTCGCTGTGGATCCAGGTGGTGGCAATGTCGCCGCTTTCAAGGGTCGTTAGGCCCTCCTCCATGAACTTCTGGGAGTTGTCCTTGATTACGCCCCGCACTTCATCAGGCGTCATCTTCTGCACGTTGCAATCAAAAGCGCGCCCGAACTTGTGCTGGCTATAGTGCGCGCCGGTGGTGGTCTGGGGTGGGCGGAAGCCGCGCAGGGTGAAGTTCTTGTCAACCCAGTTCACTGCCCATGTATTTACGTACACCGGCGCCCCGAAGAAGTCTCGGTAAAACTGCGCCAGGTCGAGCATCTTCGGGTCAAGGAGCCACCTTGACTTCTCCCCGAACTCGCGCCACACTCCGGGCGGGACAAACTCTCGAATGTCGAAGTCGGGGCGAATTTTAGGCATCGGGGTCGTCTAACTGGTCCCGAAATTCTTTGACCTTGTCCTGGAGCGTAAGGGCCAGGTCCACGAAGGCGTCGTTGGTGGGAACGCTCTCTTCGTCCTCCTTCTGGACGATACACCCGGCGATGATCTCTTTCTCGTTTTCACCGAGGGACACGCCCTTGTCTTCCAGATCGTCAACCTTGGACGGATTGAAGCTGCCGCGCTCATCCATGTCGAGGAGGTCCTTCTCTTCCTCATCAAAGCCCACGCGGTCCCGCAGGCGCTTGATCTGGATCGACTCCTGAAGGCTTCCCGCCTCCTGGGGAAGAAGAGAGAGGATCTGAAGTCGCGTCTCTCCTGAGAGAGTCATTTCAGTCTTAGCCATGTCTTTTAGGTCTGTTTTTGTTTTGGTTCCGGCGGTGGTGGCGCCGCCAAACAACGCACTTAAACTAACAGTCACACGGTCTTCATGTTTCAAACGGGGGCCTATACCTGCGTGGCGTTGACCTTGTACTGATTCCCGTCCTCGGTTATGAACCAGAGGTACGGCTCCGTTACGTTGGTGCTTGCTTCCTTTGTGTACAGACGGATCCCATCTATTGGAGTGGGTGGCGTAGGTCCCGGATTGCTGTTGTAGCCATAAACGTTTTTGAACCCCAGGTAGTCTTCGTATGGATCAAAATCAAAGGCAATGCCGCTCGCCGTTGCGGCGTTTCGTATGTTAACCTGTCCCCTATTGTTATCGTACACGAGGAGATCAATCTCATTGTATCCCTGTGAGTCTCCTCTAAGTACAATCCGGGCGTATTCCTTGCCGTTCTGCGTCTTGGGGCGGTCGTACGCCGTGATTGAGGTCTCAACGGCGCTCGGACCCCCAAAGCGGTAGCTGTTAATGTTCATCGTGTAATTATGCGCGTAGATTTCGCCTCGAACACTTCCGGTGAGATCGGGATCGTACCAGGTAATCTCTCGGGCGTCAACTCTTGTCGAATTGTTGGCTCGTAGGTCGATACCGTCGGAGCTTATTCTGTAGTTTATTGGGGAGTCGTCGTCTGTGATCTTGCCGCTTCCGACCATCTTCAACTTGTCGGAGATCTCGGCGCTGTTTGCCAGGATCTCGTTGGTTAGAAAGGCGTTGGTTTTGATTTCATCTGCGGTGATAGACTCGGTTACTATTGTTCCTCCGCTGATGGATGTATAGCTACCGCCTGCGTACATGACGTAGGGATCAGACGCGGAGAACGTGTCCCCATCAAGGGTGTCTTGGGTTTCAACGACCGTGGCGCCCGCAGTAATGGCCCTCGTGGAGTGGGTTGAGAAGTTCTCGATCTCGATCTTTACCTCGGTATCTTTCGTCATGCCGTCTATGTAAAGAACATAGTTATCACTTCCCGATCCGTATCCCTCCGCCGCCCTTGCCTCGGTCGAAGATATAAAGTTCCAACTCTCGGTTCCGCTAGCATCAAAGAGCGGGGAGTCTGAAGTTGACGCAGTTTCATCGATACTTACCGTCGAACTCGAATCGGAGACGATAATACGAACGGCAAAGTCTCCCGACTCCCCGTATCCGTTGTTACCCATCTGAGCGCCGACGTGCACTGCGCCCCCGTTGTTGTTGTCTGGATCATCGGGGCGGACGACGATCTGTAGTGCCCTTTCATACGCGCCGCCACCGCCACTGGTTGTAGAGTATGGCTCGTCCCAGGCCCGAGCGCCTTTTGCCTCAAAACGGGCGTTCCGAGAGATCTTGAGGTTCGAATCCTGATCCCAGAGAATATCCCCGTCGGCAAGGCGCCCACTTCCGTCTTCGTTGAGTCTCCACACGTCATTCGTTTCCCGGATGCGTCCCGCCGAGTGCATTTCAAGACTGCCGCTGTACAGGCGGTTGCTGGTAGCTGTCCAGCCGAAGAACTCTGCTTCGTACGCGGTCACGCCAACAAGCCGATCTCCGTTCTGTCTAATTGTCATTATGTCGTCGGTTGTGCTGGACCGAGCAATAAACTGGACATAGTTTTCGCCGCCGGTCGTATCTGGTCCTCGGATCTTCTGAAGTGGAAGGGGGCCATCCATCCCAAGAAGAAGACGGGAGGAGGAGTCCAGGTTGAGCACCTCGTCTCCGATAAAGATGTCTGAGCCAATCTGTAGCCGGTCCTCGATATAGCCCCGTCCGTTGTCGAACTTAATGGAAAGGTTGCCGTTGCCGTCGTAGAGGCGCACGCCGTCTGCGTCGGTTGCGGTGATGTGGGCGCCGCTTTGATTCCCCGCCGCCATTCCGTAGGTAGGATCTGTGAAGCCGTAGGAGCCGTCGAGGTTGCCGTGAGAGAAGCGGAGGAAGTTACTCCGGTTGTTCCAGTCCTCGAAGTCCACGATCCCGTCCAACACGTCCCGCCTGGGACCGAAGGGATCGTCAAGGATGAGGTTGTCGCGGTCTTTGTTGGGGTCTGGAAGTCCATTCGCGTCGGCGTGACCTACAACGGCAAACTCCCACCCCTCCGTTTCCTCTCCCGTATTGGGAATTGTGTAGTTAGGGTTAGCGTCTACAGTTACCTTGACCTCGTGCGTGTCCGGAGCGCTATCAACTACCGCCCGCACCTGCTCGACAACGTCCTCCTGGTCAGGATCAAAACGCTGGGCAAGCACCCGATCCCCGAACGTCATCCCGTGGGCGGTGGCGTTGTCATCGGGATCTTCGAAGTACCAATATTGCTGCGTTGAACTATCGAAGGTGTTGGTTACGGACGTGTGGTTGGAGGACTCCACCCGCGCCACCTTCCCGCCGCCCGGCGAGATGATCTGCGTGCCCTTCGTGACCCTCATCTGTTCGAGGAGTAGCTCCCGCACCCGCAGCGTCCCGCGCACCGACAGGTGGCTAAGCTCCATCGCGTATGGCTTACCCTGGAGGTCCTCATCTATTGCGTAACCACTTCCGACAAATCCGGAGTCGTAGTCCGCCTCCGAACGATAGCGCGGGGCTCTTGTTGACGTTTGAAACCGCCCAATGCCGTCTACGTCGAAGGCAAAGTCCGGCACGGTCCGAAGACCAAAGTGCCCATCGCTGTTTGCTAGCCAAACGTCTTGGAAGTCCGCCTCATTCTCCGCAAGACCGCCTTCGGCTACTGCAAAACGAATGGGGTCGCTGTCCAGTCTCATCAAGAACGCGCCGCCCGTGTCGCGGGTGTACTCGTATCGGGAGTCGCCGGTGTCCCACTTTGCCGATCCCAGGAGCCGCTTCGTGCCGCCATCGTGCACTCCCAAGATCGAGGCGATGTTGAAAATGTCTTCCTGGTCTGCGTCCGCCTCCCCGTCGACATAGAGCCCCGAGTCAAACACCCAGGGCTCGGTGATCGTCTCGCTTAGGTCGGTACGGGCATACTTGCCGATAGGCGTCCCGTTGATTTGATCAATGTCGACGTTGAACACGTCAATCGTCGCGGCGTCGTTGTCATCTCGATCAAGAAAGCGGAACGTGTCGGAATTGATGCTGTCGATGGTTCCCGCGCCGGTTATCGTGATCGAATCAAACTGTTCGTCGTCGTCGGTGGATTGGCTGTAGTACGTCGCTCGGATGACAACCTCCCCTTCCTCGCGGTTGTTAGGCGACTGCACATTGTACGGGGTGACGCGCACGCGCACCTCGTCGCCACTGGATACGTTCCCCCCGCCGAGCACCTCCAGACCCACAACGTCGTCCGTGTAGGGGTTCGACACCGTGTCCTCGTTCCACGAGGAGCCGCCGTCGGTCGAATATTCGACCTTGAACTCGTCGGCGTCCTCGTCGCCCTTCACGTCGGCGTATACGGCGCCGTCCTCCGCCATATATACCGACACGTCGACCTCCGCGAGATCATCGAAGTCGAACGTCTTGGTTACCGTCGTGACCCTACTTTGCACGCTCCCCACAACCTTTACCTCAATGGCGGAGGTGTGCTTCGTGTCTAGCTCCACCGACGTTACGTAGGTTTGGCTTCCCGCCGCCGCGTACTGGGTTGAATCAATCGATTCGTCCAGCTTGATCTCGGTGTAGTCCCCGTTGATAACCGCCTCGTCTACGTCAAACAGCACGCGCTTGTCGGTGCTCGACGTGAGCAGATAGATAAGGTCCTTGTCAAACTCTTCCTTGTAGTGACCATCAAGAACGACCACGTCATTGGACGTGTCGACCGTATAGACGGGGATTACCTCCTTCTCGACCTCCGAGTAGGTTTGCCCCGCGTCGATGTTGGCGCCGACCGCCGACCGCTCGGACACCTTCTCTATGCCTGTGAGCGCGTCGGGGATGACCTCCAAAAACCCGCGCCCATTGCGTTGCCACGTGTTAACCTCGTACTCTTCGCTTTCGGGGTTCGGGTCGGGCTTCTGGGAGTTTACGTCGGCAAAAATGCGCTTCTCCGTCGAGTCGGTCTTGCCGGTCACATCGTCGGTAACCGTAAGGCGATAGAAGAACGTTCGCCTGGAGGTGACCCCGTTTATTGTATCTCGAAGCTGTCCCTTCGTGGGCTGTACCTCCGAGTAGGTACCGCCCCCTTCCTTCCGCTCCCAGTAGAAGCTAAGCCCGTTTCCGGCGAGCGAGAAGCTGTCGTAGCCGTTGAGAACCACCTCTACCCTTTCATCATCCTCCGCCTCATTGAAGCTCTCCGGTCCGCGAATGATAGCGGTGGGGGCGGGCTCGATAATCTCGCCTGCCGCCTCGCCGATCCGCCCCTTCAAGGACGCGGTGATGCTTGATCCGCCGACCTCTTTCTTTTCCTGGGTGACGAACACAAAGTCGTCAATAACCGAGCCTTGCTGCTTGAAGTACCAGTAGCCGCCCGCCCAGGTGGGGTCGTCCTCCCCATACTCGAACTCGACCTCGCGTCCGGACTTCTCGAAATGCTCGTAGAAAAACTTCGCCGCCGCTCGGATCTTTGGGTTGTTCTCGGCGGTGTTATCGTCGCCGCGCCCGCTGTATAGGAATCCCGGCACATCCGACGGGATAATTGGCATCTCGATCTCGATAACGCCGTTTCCTTCCGGAGGCGACATGCGGTTGCGGAGGTCCTCCGCCTCGCTTGTCTCGTACCGCTCTATTCCTTCAAAGTAGAAGCCGATGCGCTCATCCGCCTCCAACCCGCCAAAGTTTTTGAGGTAGGCCTTGTTTGGTCGAATAACCACCGCCTTAATCTCTTGGCGGGCCACGTCCTCCGACCACGACTTGATCTTCTCCGGAGCCACCGTCGAGGCGCTGTCGAACATTTTCTCCCGGTAGATCAGAGACGGGTAGTAGCCGGGAACGCGGTCTCCGTTCGCGTCGGTAAGACCAGACACGAACTGCTCCTGAAGCAGGAACCGCCCCTTCTGTTGGAGCATCCGCAGCGACTTGAGCGGGTCCTCCGGAAGCTCGACCCGCGGGTCAAGAATAGGCGCGTCATCCGAGTTGTTTTCGTTGTAGAACGAGCTGGAGTCGAATACCTCCGGAAGCACACCAAGCTGGGGGCGACCCGTCGAGTCCCCACCCTCGATCTGAAACAGCCCCGCGATAAGGTCCCGAATGTCGTACTTCTCCGGGTGTTCTTCTCTCCCCCCGCTTAGGTCGTAGATGAAGCCCCCGTCGCCGTAGATCTCCTGATCAAGAATGCGAACCGTGTCCCCGGCGGAGAGGCTGTCTAGCACTGAGGAGGTCGTCGCCTTCTTGAGGCGAAGTTGTAGTTTTAGGTCGCTGACATTATCATAATCAAACGGGGGCGTTCCCTCCGAATAGATCGTAGCCCGGTACCCGTTCGCTGTTGCCGAGACGGGGAAGGAGCCGAAGCTAAAGGTGTAGGTTCGGCGCTCTGACTCCTGGACGTTACCGCTTCGGTCTGTGCGCTCCCAAAGACCATCGATGTATGCCTCAACGGAGTAGCCGTCCTTTAGCTCGAACGTTTTTGTTTCGCCATTCGAGAGGCTGTTTAGGTCTCCCCCCGAAAAGTCTACAAGCTCGCGCACAAAGTCCCGGCGCGTCACCGTGAACTCATACCAGGTGTTGCGCTGCTCTTGCCCGGTGTAGAGGTTGAAGCCGCTGCTTACGTAGTTGCCGGGCGAGGGGAGTGTCTTGAGAACCGTGCGATCCTCCCCCTCCTGTTTGCCGTTGATTTCGATGACCGGCATCCCGTTATCATCAATCGCCTTGTTGATGATCCGCTCCCGCACTTCCGCCTCCTCCCCCTCGGCAACGAGAACGTCGTTCAACACGCCAATATCGGAGGGCATGTCGCGGTCATTCAGCCGCACTTGAACGTCGTTGTAGGCGTTGTCGATGTACGGGTTGTCCTCCTCCGAACCACGAACGCCGTCCACGCGGGCCTCGTAAATATCGCGCGCCGGAACCGCAGGCGCCCGGTCTAAGATCTCTAGCCAGCTAAGAACGTCGAAGCTCGTATTGCGCGTCTCCGCGTCATAGTCCGCCGCGTCGTCATCCACGATCCCACTGAAGACCGCATTCCCCGCGTCGTCCTCTATCTCAAAAACCCACGGGCGGTGAATGCTTCCAGCATCGCGGAGGGCGCCCTTCGCTAACCCGTTGATCGTGACGCTCGTGTTGGAGATGCGAAACTCTGCCTTCCGGTATTCGAGCGTCTGCTCGATCTCGCCAACGTCCTTCACCGTAGGCCCGCCCGCCACATTGATTGGAAGTGAGTCGATCTGAAGAAGCTCCCTGTCGTCGCCACTTCCGCCGGGATCAACGTACCCCTGTCGAAGGTCTTGTCCGCTCTCGTGCTCCCGCGGCTTGGTCCCTAGCATGCCGCGGTACACGATGATCCTATCTGTGCTGCTCCCCTTCGATATGAACTTCATGTACTCCCCCTTCACGTACACGAAGTAATTATCAGGATTAGACGGGAAATTAAGAGATCCGGAGAGCGTGATGTTGTCCGTGTTCTCATTCGTCTCCACGCCTCCAGGGAAGTCATCCGATAGGTCCTCATCGAGGGCCACGTTCCCGTCCTGGGGCAACGTATTTGCGATCTGGTAAAGCCGCGTCTGCATAGGGGGGTGGTTACTTGTTTAGCTTACTTTTTTGCCTCACCGCCGCGTTGTTTGCTGACTCGGCAACGTCTCGGTCCATCGTGACGCTGTCAGGCATCTGGTTTGCAACCTCTTCGCCAACCTTCTTCGCCGTTTTTTTAATCGTTTCTTCATTGTTTCTATCCCTTCTTTGCTTCTCTGTTCCTACCCGGCTTGCGGTGGTGGCGGCGCGCTCCGCGCTACGCATAGAGCTTGTCCCGCCGTCAGGGCTCGATACGCCCATGTCGCTCGCCACCGGGGCGTTTGACGCGCTCCGCTGCGTAAACTTGCCGCCCGACTGGGCGCCACCGCCAGATCCTCCGCTCAGCTTGTCGCCAATGCTCATTGAGGCGATCTTCTTTATCTTCGCCACACCCGCCGCGGTTACCGCTGCTGCTGCGGCAAAGTTCGCGGGGAACGGTAGCTGGGAGAACGCCTGCGTAGCCGCCGTTGCCGTGTTGATCGACGCCTCGGTGATCTTCATCGCCTTCACCATCTTGAAGCGACTCTTTCCCTCCTTCTTGAGGATCTTCTTCCTTTCCTCGGCGGTCTTCCCCTGCTCCTTGAGGTCCTGCTTCCGCTCGGACTTCCAGGACTTGAAGGACTCCTGCGCGATGCTGCTCATACGCCCCGCAATTTGTCCGCCCATCTGTCCAACGAGCGTAGCCCGCTCCTTCATGCTCTTTTCTTGCCAGTTAAACTGGTCGTCGTGGAACCCTTTCCAGATTCCTCCAAGGTCGCTAATGAGCCCAGAAACAGCGTCCCCGACGGGACTAGACTCCACCGAGTTTGCAATCTGCTTATACTGCTGGTTCACGAGGCGCACACGCTCGCGCGCCGCCCTCTCCTGGACCTGGGTGATTTGCTCCTCTTTTCGCTCCACGTTCTTCATGTACTTCTCGTAGCCGATCTCCCCCGCCCTCCAGCGGTTGAACTGAAACTCCTTCTCCGCCTCCAGGCGCTCTACGCGAGCCTTCTTCTCCTGGTCGATGAGCTTGCGCTGCTGCTCCATTCGCTGGCTTATTACGTCGTCACCAAGCAAGCTCTCGCCGACTTGCCCGCGCTCGGCTCTGAACCTAGCGCTTTCGATCTGGCGCTGCTGTTCCTTGCGAACCTCTTGGAGCTTCTGCTTCTGGTCGCTAATGAACGCGTCCTTGAGGACGAGCCCCTGACCCGGAATGAAGACCGTGTTGTCCTCAACCTCTGAAATGGCTTCGTCGCGGTCCCCGATAAGACGGTCCAGCGCCTCCCGCCGCTCGGAAGGTTCTAGATCCGTTGCCTCCAGAATCTCTTGGCGGTTTTCCTTGTACTTCTCCTTGATCTGATCAATACGCTCATCTGCGCCCTCCTCCCTGGAGAAGGTAAACTCTAGGCTCGCCGCCTCGCTGAACGCCGCCTCCTCCTTTAGGTTCTGAATTTCTTCGAGGCGGTTTATCATCTTCTCTCCCATCCGAACGGAAATCTTCTCCTGTTCGATCATTGCCCGGATCTCATCCTGGCGGCGGTCTATAGCCAGGTCGATACCCTTGATCCGCTTATTTAAACCCTCCTCCATTGCCTCAATCTGTAGCTCACGGAGGCGCCGTTGTTCGTTTATCTTCTCGTTCTGTTTGTTTTTCTGGTCGGTTGTCTCAACCTCGTAGTCTAAGATCTCCCGAACCCGCTGCTCTGTGTATTCGCTCTTCTCGGCAATGGCTTCGACGCGCTTCTCCTGCTTTATTGACTCGCCACGGAGCGCCGCCATCGACTTGTGAGCCCTTTCGATGTCATCCCCCATATTCCGGGCGTGAAGCTCGATAGCCGCAAGCTCGTCCCGAGGTAAGCCCTCCTGGAGATCAGCTAGAGCTTCAAAGTTTCCTTCTTGGAGCGCCTTCTGAAACTCTTCACTTACCGTCTGTGCCTCTCTTTTTACTACATCGAGGGTGGCATCTTCGCTAAAGTATTCCCGAAGGTCCTCGTTGCCAATTTTGGTAAACTCTTTACGGACTTTTTGTATTTCAAGCGCGGCGCTGGACGCCTCCTCGCCAAAGCGGGCCATAAGCTCCTGCGCCTTCTCTCCACCTTCGGCACCGATAGACTCTAGCTTGTCTAGGAATTTGGAGAAGGCCTCGTCCTCATCGATGCTCAGAAGCTCGTCAACCCCGTCGCTCATGTTGTTCAGCGCCCGGCGGGTGTCGGTTACCTCCGTCTTGAAGCGCTTGATCGACTCGATCCATCCGTTGATCTTCTCCGGGATAGCGCTAAGGTCCATCTGTATGAGAACGGTAAACGCCGTTACGAGCGCCGGAACCGCCATCGGTCCCGTGAGGAGGTTTGTGATTCCTCCCATTAGCTGCCCCAACGCGGTTCGCCCTCGGGTTCCGGAACGAGCAAGAGACTCAGCAAGGGCCTGAAAGTTGTTCGCCATACCCATCATGCCGTGCTGGGAGTCCTGGAGGATCCGCAGCATGTTCTGGCTCGTCTGGGTGGTCTTCTTCGTCGTATCTTCGTACCCCTGCGCAGCCTGGTTAAGCTGTTCCTGGGCGTTTTTGGTCTGGATAAGCTGACTGCTGACCTTGTCGGCTCCCTCCGCGGCTTGAAGCGCTCCCTGGTTGATGTTGCCCCACGTGCGATCCGCTTCCTCCGCAAGCTCCTCCAGCGCCGTATCAGACTGGAGAATCTCCTGCTGCATATCGGAGATCCCGCGTGGAGCCCGAGAGAACTCTATATCATCCAAGGAGTCCTCAACCTGCTCGGCGGCGGAGGCGGTTTCCTGCATCTCCTGCTGGAGCCCACCAAACTTCTCCCTATTTTGGGTAAGTGTGCCCTCGAAGGCGGAAAGGCTCTGAACCGCTCCTTCGACGCGGCTTTCAAAGCCGCCTGTGGCCTGGTTTAGAGACTTTTGTGCCTTCCGGGTCTGAACAAGTTGCTTTTTGGCCTTCTGCGTGCCCTCAGAAGCCCGCAGAGCGGTTTGATTCAAAGATCCGAAGGCCTGCCCCGACGTAGCTACAAGCTCTTCTAAGGACCTCTCAGAGCCTCTAAGCTCTTGCTGTAACTGGGTGAGGCTTTGCGGAACTGTTGGGAAGGTTATGCTCTGAAATGACTGGCTGATCTCCCCAGCGCTCGCGGCGACCCGACCCGCGCCTGCGGCTATCGACTCAAGAGCGCCCCGCCCTTCGGCGGCAAGGTCTTCAAGCGCAGACTCCGACTGGTGAAGCTGGCCCCGAAGGTCCGATAGGGCGTTTAGCGGCGCTTCTGAGAAGGTTACGCCACTAAAGGCGTCGTCCACGCGCCCTACGCCCTCTGCGACCTCAAGGGCTTGATTGTTTATTTGCTCTAGAGATGAGGAGCCTTGCGCGGCGAGGTCTTCGAGAGACGAAGTAGAGTCCTGTACCTTTTGCTGAATACGGTTTAGACCCTCCGGCGCGTCGGGAAAGGTAATCTCCGAGAAGGCGTCCTCTATGCGAGAGACCGCCCCTGTTGCTTCGGTTGCGCCCCTCTCGATCCGGGTGAACGGGCGAGAGCTACCAGAGACAAAGTCCTCCAGGGCGGCGTCCGACTCGGCGATCTCTTTTTGAAGCCGGTCTAGCGCCTGTGGGGCTTCCGGAAACGAGAAGCCCTCAAATGCCTGCTCGAACTGCGCCACGCCCGCACTAAGCTCCCTTACCCGCTCCTCGACACCGCGCAACTGTCCCTGCATCTGAGCCACGGCGTCGTCGCCGTCGAACATGAGCTTCAAGCGGTATAGAAAGGACTGGTCTTCATTGTTTGCCATAATAGGAAAGGCTCGCTGCTTTGATGGGCAGGAGCCTCTAGCTGTTTCACATTAAGTGCTGACCTCGTATCTCCGCGCCTACTCCGGGGATTGAGAAGCCTTTGAACCGCCGCGCTTTGGGCGCTGCGTTCAACAGGCGTTCTCATCAGCCCACTTCGTGGGCGGATTGAGAAGCCTTCGCCTGCTCTTTCTGGTCGATAACAAACGCCCGCGCAATTTGGGCGTGCGTGCATTCTGAAAGGGCGTATTCGAAGTCCTGCATCCCCGACGCCACTGCCCACGCAAGCTCGTGAAAGGACGTATAGCCCTCGTCCCTTTTAGAGAGAATCCCCTCAATGAGAACAACCCACATCGGATCCTTGTCGGACGAGCCTTCATTTGCCTGGCTCATTGCGTTGAGCAAGGTCTCCGCGGCTTCTAGGTCCCGGTCCCGATAGGCATAAAATCGCGCAAGTACGCGTCCACGAGGTTGATGTCGAGATCCATCGGGTCAACGTCCTCCAAGGAGCCGTTCTGCGGCTCAGCGATAAGCTGGAGGACCTCGATGTACTGATCCGCCAACTGCTCAATCTGGGCGTCCCCGTCAGCTTCTTCCTCAATATCGGAGTCCTCCACAAAGTCCTGGAGGTTCTGCACGTTCCGAGGACTCGTGGGCTTGAGCTTGAACGTAACGCCTTGAACCTCGAATGTTGGTCGTGAGTATGCCATATTTATTCTCTTTGGTTCAGTTAATCACATCGCTAGTCAAAGGCTTGTCAATTCGCTCACGTAGTGAGCTAATGACAACGCCTCTTGATTAGAGCCGCCGCGCGGCGCTAATCAAACGTAAACTTGACCTCGTCCCAGAGCAGGTTTGACCTCTGGCTCTTGAGCGAGATAGAGCGGCTTTTCTCCCGCGCCTGATCTGAGAAGATAAGACCCGCGTCTTCCTCATTCAGGTCGGGGACCATCTTGGGGCAGAAGTACGAGCCGTCATACTCGCTTTGATTGTATGTATCCGTTGGTCCTGTGTATTTTACGTAAAAGTCAAGGGGACCGTTCCCGTCCATGTACTCCTGTACAAGATCCCGGAGAGTGTGTTGGAAGCCCGGCTTATAATCAGTCCGCTCAAAATCCCACTCAAGGGTAAGTGTGAGCCGAAAGGTCGGTCTTTCAAACCAAAGGCGCTGGTCGTAATCTTCTTGTGCCGTGCCCCCATCCGGGACAATCGGCTTTGCGCGGATCTCCATATTCACAACCGGAAGATCTATTCCGCCCGATCCTGTATTCGACGGGGGCTGAGCCGCCTTTATGTACGACGCCGATTGCTGGAAACCCATGGGGGTTAAGAGAACGAATCATCAGTTTTTTTTCCCGGAAAGTAAAATCCAGTTTCCTTTCTTCTCGCTATCATTGTTCAGATCAACCAATTGCTTAGGATTTATGCGTCCCGTAAACTCGACACCAATCATAGACTCTTCGCCGGAAAAATCAATATTTGGGGACGGTTTCAGGAGGACGTTTTTGAAATAGATACCGTCCGGATCGTAACCGGTGTTTTGACTGGTGTTTTTACTAGTAAGAAGTCTATAATCTGGTTCCCCGCCAAATGTTTTATCCCCTGAAAGGTTTAATAAGTATTCACTTATTTTCGACCCGCTGACATAAATTCTATGGCCTTCATCAAACGCATAAGACGTAGAAAGGTCGTCCAAGATGCTAAGCTCTTCACTACTCGTCTGCATCAAGGCAAACGACACCGTAATGTTAAATAGATGTGCGGACTCTCGTCCGTCTTGGTCCGCCGAAGAGGTGACGGGATCACTGGTAAAACTCCCATTCATTACGCGCCCCACGTTTCGAAACTGTGTATAGTAACCCTCACTCTTCATTATAAAAAATTGACTAAGCCGGTGCCGGGTGTTGCGCACCCTTTTGCCAATATCTGAAAGCGTAGCCATAGGTCACAAGGCGGGGGGGGGTTATTCGGGCGACACGACAATGTGGTTGGCGTCCGGGTCGCTGGTATCATCAAAACCGCTCATTACCCCGGTATTAACGCGACCGGTAAACTCGATTCCGATACTGGATTCTTCTCCCGCGAGGTCAATGTCCGGGCTCGGCTTGAGAAGAACATTCTTGAAGTAAAGCCCATCCGGGTCTTCGCTGTTGAGCGCGCTGTAGTCCGGGTCCCCGTTTCCTTGCAGGTTGGAGTTAAGCGTCCCGGTGAGGAGCTTCGAACCGGACACATAAATCCGGTGCCCGTTTTGAAACTTATTCTCGTTCGGCGGCATCGCCAGCGCGTCTAGAAGAGAAAGCTCTGCGTTCGAGGTCTGCATGAGCCCAAAGGACACCGTAATGTCGAATAGCTGACTGGACTCGCGCCCGTCCTGGTCCGGCGAGGACGTGATCGGCTCGCTCGTGAAGCTCCCGTTCATCACGCGCCCGAAGTTGGTGAACTCGTAGGAGCCGGTGTGAACTTGCAAGAAAAAACTGCTAAGGCGGTGCCGGGTGTTGCGCACCTTTTTAGCAAGGTCGGAAAGCGTAGCCATAGGTCAGAAATGTTTATAGGTAAATCTGTAGTGAAATTATCCGGGCGAAACCACAATCGTCTGGGACGTGTCGAGATTGTCAAGCTCGGCGGTTTCGAGCGTTCCGGTAAATTCGATCCCGATGGATGACTCCTCGCCCGCGAGGTCAATGTCGGGACTTGGCTTGAGAAGAACATTCTTGAAGAGAATGCCGTTCGGATCATCAAGCTCCCCAGAGCCGGTCCCGAACGTCGTCTCGCCGCTGGACGAGTCAATGGCGTCGTTCATGTCGGAAGTCGTCACCTGGTTGTCACCACTGAAGTACAGCGTGTGTCCATTAAGGTATCGATCAAGACTACCGGGGCTCGGCATCGCAAGCTCACTGAGCAAAGAAAGCTCCGCATTGGAGGTCTGCATCAAAGCGAGCGATACCGTAATATCGAACAGTTGGCTCGACTCCCGCCCGTCCTGGTCTTGGGACGAGGTAACGGGGTCGCTGGTGAAGCTCGCGTTCATGAACCGACCTAGGTTCGCCCAACTGTACTCGATGGAGGCGGGGCTCCCACCGTCGTTCTCCTCGATCCGCAAGAACGCCTGGGCGTTGCGGTGTACAGTATTTCGTACCTTTTTAGCAAGGTCAGTAAGAGAAGCCATCGGATTTCTATTTTACCAAATGAGTTAAGTCGGGCGCAGCGCTTACTCTATGGAGTTAAAGCGTGGCGCCGCTGCCAAGTAGCGCACGACGGGTGCGCTAATGACAGCGCATTTAATCCTAAAGGGTTACACCTCCTAGCGACCCGGCGATCACCTGCGGCACGCCGAAGCTGACGCCGAAGCGTGCGCGGGCGCCAATCTCCGCCGCGTCCTCCTTGTAGGTGAGGTAGTCAACCTCGCCCTCGGCGGGGTTGTCGGCGCTGAGGTTCGGAGTCCCAACGGGCCTCTGAATCTCCGGCTCCTTGCGGTCCCAGTGGATGAATGGCTTGCGGTCCTGGCGCGTGTTTGCCACGTGCCACATCTTCGACAGGTCAAGGTCCTTGTCCGTGTAGTTATTGCTATCGAAGGAGAAGTCCACCGTAATGCTACCCTGGAGGTAGTTGTTCACTACAATGTCCATGTCCGGCACCACATTGTCCGTCGCCGCCGCGCCGTTGGAGCCATCCGTGGTGAAGATCATAGACTTCTCCAAAATCTCCCGTGCCGTCTGCTCAAGAGCGGGCGGCACAATGAGCAAATTAGGTTGGCCCATGTTTGCCGGGCGACCCGTGTAGTGCTTCTGCTCACGGAACCGCTGGACAAGCTCCCAGAGATTGTCCTGAGTTAGCTCGTAGTTGAACAGGTTGGAGTACGTGCCGCCCTGCTCAAGCTGCATCCGCTCGCCGCGGTCGGCGGTAGGGTCGTACTCGATAGTCTCGTAGTACGGGTGGCTATCGCTGAGAAGCGGCTCACCGTCAAGGGACCCGACGTAAATCTCTTGTCCGTAAGGCCCAGTTACCGTGCCACCGACAAAGTTCTCGTCAAGGGCGTGCTCGAAGAACGCCTGGTGCTCCTGCTCAACGAGGTTCTCGTACCCCTCACGGAGCCCAGCGGCTTCGCCCTGCGGATCGAAGTTGGCCTCGATGCCGTCCTCGATATCCTCGATTGGGATACGAATCGCGTCCTCGAACTTGCGGGAGTACATGCGGGACTGGAAAGCGCGTCGGTCGCTGCGAGCCTCACGCTCGCCCACCCATTCGCGCCACATGCGGTACTGTCGGAGCCACGTCATGTCCAGGGCAGATGCCTGGCGCTCGCCCATGCGGTCTACGAGACCGACCGACTCGATCACTGTCTCGCTGATCTGATCAAGCTCGGTCTCCACGGCGTCGACAACCGTCTGCGCGGTTGCTACAATTACGCCTCGATTTCGTGTAGCCATGATTCAAATAAAGTTTGTGTGAAACAAAGATTTAGATAAAAAAGAGTGGCTTGTCAATTCGCTGATACCGAATCAACTAATGACAAGGCCCACTGATCTATCGATCAGGGGCACTTACCCTAGGATACCCGTCACGTAGACCTTGACCGTCTCCTTCTGGTCGAGGACCTCGTAGACGCGCCCCGCCTCCGTGTAGGACCCTCCGGCGCCGTCTCCCTCGCTCGCAGACACCGTCTGGTTGTCCACGGCGTAGACCGGGTCCTCGATGCTGTAGTTCGAAATCGAGTCGTCAATCTCAAACTCCAGAATGACGCCGGAGTACGCCTTGACAAGCGGATCGGTGCCCGCACGGTCGTACTGAAACTTGCCGGTGAACGGCTCGTCGTCCTGTCTTTCGAGAATAGCGAGAACTGTGGAGCCGGAGTCGTCGTCCCCGTCGGAGTGGGTAAGCGGCTCTAGCTCGCCGCTTGAGTTAACGGCGGCGAGCGTGGACTCGTAGAACTCGTCGCTCGTGTCGGAGGCTGGAAGATCGTGGTTGACACTGTGCCGAAGCTGACGCACAAACACGTCGAGCCGGTCTTCGGTTGCAGCAGCCATAGCAATTAGAGGTTTCTTTCGTTAAAAGCTCGTGACTTATATCGAAAAGATGAAACTGTGTTTCAACAAAATTTTACATTGTGGGAGGCCCTAGAGTAGGTCCTCATCCCTTGCAACCTCGACGGCGTTCTCTGCCCGCACGTAGTCCTGGTTGAACTGCTCGAACGTCTGAGCCGCCTCCTCATCCGGGGCGACCTTGTAGCCCTCGTCTCGAAGGGCGGCAATTGCTTCCTGCTCCGTCACGGGGTCATCATCGCGGTCTGCATTTACCTCCGGGGCCTCAGAGGGCGCCGCAGAGCCTTCGTCCATGAGATTCAGCGCGCTGGTCGTGGCCTCAAAGTCCTCCTCAAGCTGGGCGCGAAGCTGGTCCTCCTTCGCCGGGACGATCTTCTGCTCGTCATAGACCGCCCTCTGCACAACCTGATCGATCTCAGCCTGTCGCTGCTCTGCGCGAAGAGATGAAATCTCGTCCCGAAGATCCTCGATGTGATCGAGGGCCTGCTCGTGGCGGTCCCGCAGATCGGAATACTGGGACTTGAGGAAGCTGATAGCTCCCGCCTGGGGATCTGCGTCGTCGTCTTCTACCTCGAACTCCGCCATGACCTCGCCAATCGTCTTTACATCGTCTACAAAGTCAGTGTCTTCTGCTTCGGAGCCCGTGATTACGCTACCGTCAGCCATTGTGTCTACTGTCTCTTCCGAAAGATTGCGATTGATTGCGACTTGCGCGACAAACTGATTGTGCGCAGAATTGACAAGTCGTTGTACTTCTTTAACAGAGTCTTCATCGATGGGTTCCGACTGATTTGGTTTCGCCTTCTTTTCGGCACTGCGGACCACCTCAACCTGAATGCCCTCCTCCTCGTACTTGTCTGCGTAGGAGACAATCGTGGCAACCGAACCAATCGCGCCCACCATAGAGTCGGGAGACGCCATGACCTGATCCGCGGCGCTCCCAACAAAGTACGCCGCCGACGCCATAAGACCCTCCGCAAGCGTGATCGTCTCGGTGTCCATCCGGCGCACCTTCCGCGCCGCGTTGGTGAGACCCTGGATCGAACCGCCCGGCGAATCAAAGACCATGAGCATCCTCTCTAGGTCCGCCCGACCTTCGATCTCACCGAACGCCTCGGTCAGCTTCCGCGTCGAAACGCCCCCGCTAAGCTGTGTCATCATGTTTGCGCGAGGAAACATCTTGCCGTACACCGGGACCACCGCGGTCGACCCTTCGACCTCGTACACGTCGTCCTCTAACTCATTCTCCTGCTCCTTCAAAACGCCCCGGTTTCCGGTCGCGTCTTCTAGCTCCGCCCGCGCACTAAGTAGATCCCGGTACTCCAGACCCTCAATCCCCCGCTTCATTTCCTCCAGGGCGGGCTCCGTCATAGCCCACACGGTGCCGTCAATTGCGCTCAGTACATTCATGGATGTGAAATTCGTTTCGTTGAAACTAATTTCAATGCGATTGAGCGCCGCGAACATTTTATGTTCGCTGCGGCTCAACACAGATGAATTATTCGTTATCGATCTGTAAGAGAATCTCGTCCGTGCTGAGGTTGAGTGAAATCGAGCACCGCACTTCCCACATTGCACTGCGTTCGCTGTTGCCAATGCTTTCGATGTTTACGTCCTCCAGGTACGCCGCATTGGTTCCCTCCGCCTGGACCCGGCGCCCCGCCATCGACGCCGCCACGTACACGCACCACTTGCTCACCAGGCGGTGCTGGGCCTGCTGGTCGTTTACCGACGTGTTTCGCGTTGCCACAAACGTTCGAACCAAGATCGAGAGCCTCTGGAGCCTTTGCGTCGAATCTTGCCCAGCAAAGCCCGCGCTCCCGACAAACACAAAGGCGTGTGGAATCCGTCCAATTCTTCTCTCATTGTCGCCGATATACTCTGCGATTTCAAACTCGTCGTCGGTGTAAATCGTCTCCACCCGCATGTGCTGATCCCCGCCCGAGTCCGTCACGCCGTCTTCGATGTGAGCAACGACCTGGTCCTGAATGTCAGCAAGGACAGAGTCCATATCCTAGTAGGGCTGGCCCGTTGCAAAGGTCGATTCATCGTTGAAGGGCTGACTGTCCCCCGAGAACACCCCGCCCGTTCGCTCCCCAAAGTAGGTCTCGCCCTGCTCGCCAACATCTCCCCCCAGATCGATCTTCCCGTCCCGAATATCACGAAGCCAACGCATTGCCTGGTTGTATGACTTCTGCACGTCCTCACCAACGGCGCCATCCCCGCGCTCATTCAAAAAGTACCGGGCAATTACCATAACCACGTACTTGAGCGTCTGCGGCGGCGACCCGACGGGGCGGCTGTAGTGGATAAGGTACGAGTCCGCCATCCCCTCGCCACGCTTCAGAAACCGCCGAACCATATCCTCATCTCGCGTTGGGCCACTGGACGAAATCGTGCCGCCCTGACCGTAGCTGTCGTCTGTGGCCTCCGCCTGCTCGGTCTGCGTCATAACGTCGCCAAACTCCGCCAAGGTGACATAATTAAGCGTAACAGCCATGCTAAAACGGGCGCCGGATCAAACAGGGGGTGAATTCGTTCTATTTTTACAGCATCTTCAACTTCAAGTTCCATAAACGACCGGAACTACTGTGCCGAGAAAAACTTTGGGCTCCCTCATGTCTTCCTCCAGTCCCGCAAACAGCCCCTCCGCCCCCGCGGAGCCGGAGGAAACGAGCACGTACTACAACTTCGAGAAGCTGACTCCAAAGCGGGTTAAGTACATCATGCAGCGGGCTGACGCTCACGGGCGGGTCGACATGCTCTATAAGCTGTACGACGACATGGAGACCACCGACATTCGGTACGGCGGGATCGTCAACCAGCTAAAGTCAACCATCGCCGGTATGCCCCTGCGCGTCAAGCCCGCAGAAGGGCGCTCCCAAGCCGAGCGGGAAGCCGCCGAGGAGTACGCCGAGTACGCCCGAGCCATCGTGGACGCCCTCCCAACAAACAATCTCACGCAGGCGTTTGCTGAGCCCTACATCCGCGGGGCGTCCCTCTTTACCATCGAGTGGAGCCTGGACGACCTCCCCTACAACCGCACCATGTACTTCCCCGACAAGGTCGAGCCGGTGGATGGGCGCCACCTCGTCATGGAAACCGACCCCGCCGACGACGCCTACGGCGAGATTGAGATGCACGTAGAGGGAAGGGGTGAGGCGGTACCTGTCAGCAAGCTCCCGTCCGACAGCACGCTCTTCATCGAAAACGGCAAGGGCAACGGCGACTACTCCCGCATGGGGCGAGCCCGCAACATCCTCCCCTGGTGGATCGGCACTCGGTTCGTGTCCACCTGGTGGGTTCAGTATATCGAGTCCTACGGCAAGCCGACGCGCATCGGGACCTACCCGCGGGGATCCAGCAAGAAGCGCCGCGGAGAACTCAAAAACTTCCTGAAGCAGGTCGGACAAGACGGCTACGGGCTCTTTCCGAAGGGGATGGAGGTTGAGCTAAAGGAAGCCGCCGACAAGGGCCAGATGACAACATATCAGGACTACGTCAATAAGGCACACACCGAGTACAGCATCAACATTATAGGTCAGGCGGGAACCACCGGGGAGAACGAGCAGGGCGGCTACGCCAAGACCGCGATCCTTAACGGCATCCGCGAGGACATCCTGAAGCACGTGGGGCACAACCTCGCCTCGAAGGGGTACGAGGGCATCGTAGAGAAGGGCCTCCGCATCAACTACGGCGACCAATTCGAGTCGCACCTCACGCCGACGATCAAACCGGTACTCCTCAGCAGCCAAAACGCCCGACAAAGGGCGCAGGCGGCTGAGATCCTGTCGAACAAGATGGGCGTCCCCGTCCCCGAACGCCACCTCTACGAGAAGATCCTTGGCATTGAGAAGCCGCAGGAGGGCGAGAGAGTCGCTGTGAGCGGAGAAATGGTAGAGTATGATGGAACCATAGGGTCGCTCCCCGAGCCGCTTACAGCGCAAATGAGCGGTTCTGACGACACGCAGCGCGAGGACCGCGAAGCAGAAGGGACCGGATCAACCTCTGTGGCAGAGAACTCCGACCAAGAAGACACGCAGAGCGGTTCTTAGCCCGCTGAGCGGCGCCACAGTCGGCGTCGGGCTAAAGAAAGGGCTTCCCTAGCCCCCACACCCCCAATCCGCTTAAATCGAAAAATAAACGCTCTGAGAGACGCGAGCGCGCATTGCGAGCGCGTACACGTATTGCGTCCGCGTACACGCGCCGCGCGCGCTTCATACGCGCGCATGCGCGCCTTGGGGAAGGGGGAAAGAAAGGGACTATAGGGATAGAATGGGGGATGGGGGGCAGGTAACCTTTAACTTGTCTAAGGCTCCAACCAGGGTCAATGTTGGTATTAGCTCATATTAGTAGCTCAAGGTTATCTGTGTAGGCCCACGCCAAATTGAATAACATCAATTTAACTGCTACCTGCTAATATCAAAACCTACCTACGCGCGCGACGTTCACACGCTGTTATAAAATAACATAGTTACCTATGGCACGCGGGGACATAAACCAGATTTTGAACGTTGAGACCGGCGAGGTCGTGGCCCAGGTGGAGGGCGAGGGGCCTATCGATCACCTAGAGCGGCGCTTCAAGGAAAACGCCCACCAGGCCAATCGCCAGGCAAAGAAGATCCTCAAGCGGAAGGTGACGCAGAAGCTCCGCAGGGGCGTGGAGGGGGAGGAGTATGACGAAAACTATGCAGGAGAGAAGCGGGCGCAAACCGGTCGCCTGTACGGTGCAACGGGACCGGTTGACTTCCGCTATTCTGGCAGGCTCTGGAACGAATTGGTCGGTCGGGGTCGCGCCAAACCGTCAGAACCGAGCCTACAGGTTTGGCTTGGGCTCCGGCATCCGAACCGAGAACGACCGGAGAGTGCTCCGGGCGGTGGCGGCATCACCTACAAGGAGCTTACGCAGGTGCTGCGGGGAGAGAAGCCGGGTCCGGAGGGAGACCCGTTCAGCCCATCAGACAAAGGGCGAGAGGAAATGGCTCGGGGGGTTGCGAAACGGCTAATGGGGACGGACTAGAAAACGCCCCCGGAGGTCGATCCGCCGTAATCTAGCCAACCGCCCTCCTCGTCGGCAGAGCCGATGTAGCGCTTCGGGTCCATGTCGTCGGGCATTTCTCCAAGTTCTTCCTCGTAGCGGTCCTCCCGCATCTCCTCCACCAGGTCGTTTACGTCCATCTGTCCGTGGTCGATCTCCTCGTGAAAGTAGTAGCCGAGGTAACGGACCGTGTCGAAGAAGTGAGTGCGCGACTTGGCGCGGTCGTCGGATCGGTCGCGGCGGTCGTCTATCTTGCCGTTTTTCTTCTTTTCAACGGCGGCGACGGAGGCGGCGGCGCCGCCCGATTCGTACTCCGACTCCGGAAGGAAGCACATCCGGCTGTGGCCCTCCGCGTTCTGGAGAAGTTGGTTCGTGTGGGTGAGCGTGTCGGCGACCGGTGGGTTGGAGTACTTGATCTCTCCTTCTAGTCCCTCGCCACTTCTGCTGCTCACAAGCCCCGGCACAACAAGCGGATCGGAGAACTTCGCGGCAAAGGATCGGACAATGTCCCAATTCGTGACGGTGGCGGCGGCGGTCTTTGAATTCCCCTGGGCGTCCCCTACGACCTCAAACGTGGCCTGTTGGCGCTCGGCGTAGTCCCGTACCGCATGGCGCATTAGCCCGCGAGTCCCGCCGCCCATCTTGTCGTCGTTCCACACCTCGTACTCATCAACCTGAGCGAGGACCGTTTCGTTTGGCTCCGCGAACTCGTGGAGGTGCCGGTAACGATCAACCTCGTTCTCTCCTTGGTGAACGAGGACCTCCTGGATCTCGTCCCCGTTCCAAACGATCTGAACGTTTTGCTGTGACCACTCCTGGTTCCACATCCTTCTCTGCCATAGAGTTCCGCACATTGGGTTAATGTTAAAGTCGAGGCTAAGAATGAGCGGGTCGTAGGGGTCGTAGTAGCAAAGAAGCCTCGACATTCGCCCGCGCCGGTGGGTGTTGGCCTTGTACTCGTAGAGGGCGCGGTTGGAGTTCTGGCTTACGCGCTTTGCATGGATTAGGCGCTCCGCCTTCGACTGAGAGAAGTTGTTGTAGTAGGACTCGATAACCGCCTCTCCGATGTTCTTCTTGTTCTCGGTGAGGTCCGGCTCCCGAAGGACGGAGTGATCTTCTTCAGGGTCAAAGTCTTCGTCCTGGACAAACCCCATCTTCTTCTCGATGTGGTCGTACATCCAGTGTGAAGGCCCCTCCGTCATGGCGGCGATAAAGAGGGGATTCATGCGCCCGGCTCCGGCTACGTGAGATCCTCGGTTTCTGGAGTGGGCCTTTACAAAGTTCTTCTTGTGGGCGTCTTGTAGCTCTTCTACCCACATAAAATCATACTGTGACCCCTCCATCGCCTCCACCGACTCCATCGACCGCACAAAGAGCTTGAAGGTCTTGCCTTCCTCGTAGCCCTCCCCGTCTAGGTCCACGATGTAGAACTTGCTCTCCTCCTGGCCCCGGATTTTCTTGGAGCCGAAGTATTCGGCGTTGTAGCCAAGACTCTTGCATACATCCAAAAACGGACCCCCCGCCGCGTCCTTTGCCTGGCGGTCCGTGTTCCCTACGACCACGCCCTCGGTGCCGGGATACTTCTGTCCGAAGTAAAATGCAAATGTGGCGCCGTAATGGGTTTTGGCTGCTCCTTTCGCCCCAATGAGAGCCTGTCGCCAGACGTTATGATTCCTGAGATAGGACCAAAAAATCTCTTGGGACTTGGTTTGTCGCTCTGGTTCCCCATACGGCTTCTCGTATGGATCCCGAAAGTCGAGGGAGAAGTTGTCCTCGACCTCCTCGGCAATAGAATCTAGGTCTGGCGTGTCTTTCATGATTGGCTTTCGATTCGGTTCAGTGCGTCTAGCAAGTCCTTACAACCCGTTTCGTGGCCTTTCCCTCGCCCGGCGTCGTGACCACCTCGGGTACAGGGGCAGCGCTCAACCTCGTCCTCGTACTTCTGGTTGGGGCACAGAAGGGTGCGCATTCGGCGAAGGCGCTTGGTTAGCGTTTCGGGTTGAGCCATATACGTTACGCAAAATAGCTTGTCTATCAGAGATTAAACGAGAGTCAACTCTGGGCAGGGCTCATCTGCTTCGAATCGTCCGGAAGTTGGCTGCCCCCTCCGGGCGGTTGTAGTTGAATTTGTCCTCGCCGGTCTTCAGGACCGTACCCGCTATTCGGCTTGATCTAGTAGGGTCTCGGCGTAGTCTTCATCAAACTCCTTGAGTTGGTCCAGGCGGATCTCCTTGATCTTTTCCCGGATCAGGCGGAACGCCTCCTTATCGACCTCCTCGCGGACGGCAAAGAGCGCCTTCCGCATGAATTGCTCCTGTAGCATCGCAAGCTCCTTGCCCCGGTTCTCGACGCGCCGTACGAGGGAGACCACCTTCTTGAGATCGTTCGCGTCGAGGGGAATGTCTCCCGCCGCCATTTTTTCGGTGGTCTTCTTGATCGCCGCCCGGAGCTTCGGAAGCTCGTCGTCCCAGAACTCGTCCCGGCTCTCGATCCGAGTTACCTTTTGCTCGTTCGCCGTGCGCACCACCTCGGTGGCGTGATGGTCTTCGAGCCACTCGTCCCAGGGGGTTCCCTCGGTGAGGAGGCCCTCCCCCGCCCAGTTATAGAAAGTTTGGCGGGAGCATCCGAGGTGCTCCACGATCTGGCTTATGTTCACGCCGTCGGAGTACATCTGGAGGGCGGTCTGTACCTCACTCTCGGAGTAGGGGGAATTTTCAAGCAGGTTGCTCATGACAGTCTGACACTGAGGGAAAAATCGGCGCGGTCACTCCGGCACGAAAACACGAAGCGGAGGGTTTGGGGCACTTCTTTTGGAGAATATGAGCCATGTCCAACGTTGGCCCGCAGGTTACTCTACTTTTACCGCATTTTTACGCGTTTCGTTCCCGTTTTTAACGGCTTTTTGGACACGTGTTTGACACGCCAAAACCGGGGGCTTGCGGGGTCTGGACACCCCATCGAAAATCGTGGAAAAGTTTGAGTGGACAGGTATCCCCCCAACCCCCTGCGCCCCACATGATTTTCACGAAACCCGCCCCCATCCCCCGCAGGGGGCACTACAGAATTACCCACGTGAAGACTTGGCGAAGGAGAAACACCGCGCCCGTGTGGACGGGCGGGGGGAGAGCGTGAAGATTGGGTGAAAAGGGCGCCCTATCACCCATTCCATTTCTACCCGTCGATTACCCATCTACACGAACGGTAGCGGGGCACACGAAAGGTCTACCCACAGGCGCGACAGAACGGCGGAACCGAAAGTGTCGAACCGTCACGACAAAATTTCAGCTTAGGTAAAAAAGAAACGACCGAAGGCCAACGGGGGCACCGCTGACCTTCAGTCGTGTAGAAGTGAAATGTGAGACCCGAGTCTCGGGATTACAAGGCCTGCATATTGAAGTGGCCCTGTTCGACCTGGGTAAATTCTACATTCACCCACTCCATCGGAACATCGCCCTCTGTTTCATCGCGGGCAAACTTCACGCCGGATTTCACGATCCACAAAAATTCTTGGGGATCCAGATCCGTTAGGATTGTTACTTCCATTGTGTCTTCTTCAAATAGCTCGCCGGTGCGGATCCCGGAATCATTTCCGTCGGCGCGCCACAGTCCGCGCTTTTGGCTAACGCGACAACCACCAAAATCCTTAGTGATTTCCTCTTCCAAGTGACGGAAAAATTCGTGCACGTTCCAGTCGATATGACCATATCCAAATACGACGGAAATTTTATAGCGGTTGGGGTTGTCAAACATGGTATGTATAAGGTGTAGGTTGTAAGTAGGTGCGAAAGCGGACTTCAGTGCTAGGCTCGGATGTATGCGTTTTGCATAAGCACTTTCCACGCATTTGGGTCATCGTGATGCACGGCGTTGTATACGTCGACGGGATAGACTCCGCGAATCTCGTGAAGCCCCATCGGGACGGCTTCGCATGTTTCCCCATCGATGTAGGGAATATCGCGTGTGCCGAATACGATGTGTGAGCGAATTTGGGCGGTTGTGAGACGGTTAATTTCCATATCGGGGGGATTGTTCGGGTGAAGGAGGAAAGCGATTTAAGGGCTTCTCAGCCGTCGTAAGATTCCGGCGGACAAGGCCCCCATCAGGCGCGGTGGGGACCGTCCTACGTATCGAAAGCGTGCGTGCGGGTGGCGCCGTCACCGTTCCAATAGTCGCGCTCTACGGTCCAAATAATCGCCTGCGCCTGTGCGGGCTGGATGTCGCAGAGCGTAGCGCACATCCGAACGGCGCGGGTTATTGCCCGTTGCGCGTTGCCGGTGGGCGTCTTTGATTTCAGCCCAAAGCCGCCGACGATCCTCCACATCCAAGAGTCAATCGTCACGGGGTACAGATCCCCGCTTAGGTTGGCATTGAAGGCCCGCATCGTGCGAGACTTCTCTTTATCGTTCATGGGATTGTTTGGTTTGTGGTTAAAGTTATTGATACGAGCGGTAAACGTCACGCCACTCCTCCTCGAAAATCTCCTCCTCGGAAGCGTTTGGCTCCCTCCGTCCTTGAGCCCGACGAATAGCAGAACGGAGAGCCTCGTAGTCGGCGGGAAGCGGCTCCTCGGTATAGAGAGCCGGGCGCCGCTCACGAAAGCACTTTTCGGCGAGAGGACGGGCGACGTACTTACGAAAGGCATCCATATCTTACGCTTGTGTTTGGTTTTTAGCGAATGGGGGTAGCGAAGTAGAGAGACCGGGGAGAGTCGAACCCTTGAACTGTCCGGGGCATCCGCCCCGGACGAACAAGGGCATTGTCATCAGCACACGTACCCGACGGTGCCGCCAGCGTTCCTACACCCTTATATCGTGCCGTCGGGATCGTCGGAGTGCTCCCGATGGATCGTCACGGCGCGCCTGCCCTTCCCCCTCATCGCTTCGGTTTCGTAGTAGTGGCGATCTTCCCGAACGTGAACCGTCTGGCTTCCGTCGTACGTGTCAAAACCCGAGGCGTCGCGGACCTTCATCGTGACGCCCTTTAGCTGCACCTCCACATACGAGAGCGTCCCCGCCTCCAGGCGGGACTCGATGGCGTCGATGGTCGTGGTGTACTGCTGGACAAAATGGGCCATAACTTTAGGTGGTTTTGGTTCTTAGTTAACGTAAATGAGGGTTCGCTTCGCGCGGCTGATCTGCGGCAAGGCGACCGAGATAAACGCCTCTCGTGCCGTCGTCCCGTCTTCTAGCGCAACTTTACTCGTGTAAACGTGCATGGGAATGCGTTCGTCTGTGCAAGTAACGTGCTACGTAAACAACGGCGGAGGGCGGGGCCTGTCAAGCCCCACGCCTCCGTTTCACACAGTCTTTAGTGTCTCGTGTCCCGGCGCACCCGATAGACATACATCCCTATATCCTCATACCGGTCCGCTTGTTTTTCGGTATTGCAAACGAGGGTAATCGCCGGATCGGGGTTTGTCTCAAGTCGGGGGCGGTTCGGATCGCCACGGGCTGCGGCTTTAAGGAGACCGAGAAGGTGATCCATCAGGGGGCGCCGCCCTTCGAATCGCACTGTGGTGTCATTGGCTCTGATCGTGTCCATGGGCTGCGGTGTGTCTATCTCATCGGAATAACGTGTCGCCCAAACAACGCGAGGCGGGGTGGAGTGTCAAGCGTCCGCTCGGCGTTTAACAGACGCTTTACATCCGGTCTCGACGGTCCCACCGCCCGGCGCCTCGCCCCGCAACGACGTATACTTGTACCCATACGTGCGCATGCGCGCCATTGGTCGCCGTTCGGTCCACAGAAGAGGTAGTGTACTCCCCCCACCCTAGACCCTCTTAAATCGCAAAATAAGCCGTTTGAGAGGTTGTCCGTGTTTGCAGCTGTTGAGGGGCATGTTTGTGAAGAGCGGGCGAATTGGTTTTGAGGGCTTGATTTTTCGCCTGATTGCACATAGTTTGGTAGGTAAGCAGGGGGACTGCGTCAAAAATTATATTTTTATTGAATGCAACGTTTGGATAGTTGATTATATAATACATTTGTACGGAGCACAACGTTTGGGCGGCTACACATGTTTGTTTTAACGCAAACAACAAACCCCCCTGTAAAAATGTAATGAAGCCGGGCCTCAGGATGGGTAGAAGCTACCCGCCCCCCACTCCAAACCCGGAACTTTCTACACGCCGTCTCATTCTGGGTAGATTTGTAGGATCCGTCTTTTTTGTTTGGGTGTTTGCAAATGTTGGGTAGGTTACCCCGATACACGAAATGGGAGTCGGTTAACCCCCATACACGAAATTGGACCAGATCACCCCATACACGAAATGGGAGTTACTTTACCCCGGTACACGAAACGAGACTCGGTTCACCCCCACCCCCGGTACACGAAATTGGACCCGAAAGCCTTGTCCCGATTTTGCAACTCTGACAAGATTCCACCAGAAGCTACGCTTCGGGTGTGATCCCGTTGGCTCTTTCTCACTCTTGCCTCAAAACTGTGTCGCGTTGTGTCCGAGACCGAACCTCGTACTCGTAGGGGCACTCCTCGAACTGGCAAAGCCTCGACGCGTCCCGCATTCCCTCCTTGTGCTTGTCTTCCAGCGCATACACAGAGAAAACCAGTCCGGCAAATAGAAGAACAAGACTGACGCAGACCCGAGCTTCCCCCGCCTTGTCGTCCAGGATTAGCCCGCCGCAGAGCGTGAGAAGAAAGCCGAGCATGATGAAGAATCCCATATCAGTATGCTGTTCGTGATAGAAAAATAAAAACCGCCCGAGCCGTTTGATCGTCAGACCAAAGACCCGAGCGGCAAAGATCGAGGGAAGGCGTTTATTCATCGTACGCCTTCTCGACAACCTCCAGATCCTCCTTGTGCCAAATCCAACCTAAGAGACTATCGAGGTCGGGACCATGGAGTCCTTTGTTGCTCGTCGGGTGCGGCACCTCGGGGTTGATCGGTAGAACCTGAATAGGCCCCTTCTCATCTCGAAGGGCAACACCGAGGGTGTCGTGAGCCCTTTCCGGCTGTCCGGCGGTTCTTTTAACTTTGTCTATTGTGGGCGTTCGAACGATGTCTCCGGCTTCAATCGACATGACATAGAGTGTATTTGTGAATAGAAAATCACTATTCTCCCCACCCAGCTTCCGACTCTATACTTTAGTGTGCTACGCACGCGAAACGTATTGGGCACGTCAGCCTCGACCGGCTAGAAAGCCGTGTCGGGCACGTCATACCGGGTCTCGATCTCATGGTCTCGCACCTTCTCGAAGGCGTCCTCCCGAATCTGTTCCTCGTGCTCTTCGAAGAGCAGGACCGGATCGCCGCGCTCTTCGGCGGGGACGGGATCGTGCTCCGACCACTCAACGCTCACGATCTCCGTATGCGTGTGTCCCGGATAGGTGCGGGTCTGGGAGGCGTGGTCGATAATCGCGCCCACAACCAAGAGCCGCTCCCACGGCTCCTCGTCAAGCGGAATGGTGATTTCAACTTCCATGAGTCTGTGTTGGTTTGTTTCGGGAAAACAAGATCCATTGATCGCAGAGCGCCGTTCGCTCGGCGAATCAAGGGTTTGTGATATGGAGTGTCGCTTCTTCACTCGCTGTTACCTACCCCGAAGCGGCTGGTTTCATAGCCGCCTTCAAGACTTTATGAATCAGTGGGCCTTCTGCTCCAAGCGCTGACTAGAACTTGAATAAAGTTTCCGCACCCATGACATAAAACGGGCTTTCCTTCCTCCTCCTTATACGAACTGGGCGGCGCCGTCCGTTTGGGTAGCTTCTGCTCTTGCTCTTGCCTGAACGGGCCATA